CACGCCTTCCTCGGCACGAACGCTGCTATCTGCACGACCTACTCCACACGCTATGGAGAAGTCAGTCGGACCTACATCACTCCTGAGATGCTGATGTTGTCATAGTGACCTCGATGAGTTAGGTTTTCCCAATGTCAAACAAACTTGCCGCCGAGCACCCCGAATTCACCGAGTCCAAGCCGGACTGGATCCTCATGCGCGATGCGTATAAGGGGGAGCGTAGAGTGAAGTCGAAGACGACGCTCTACCTGCCTGCGACAGCCAGTCAGGTCCTCGACGGACAAAAAACGTCGGCGAGCTCGGCCGGTGGGATCGCCTATGCTGCCTATATCATGCGCGCTCGCTTTCCGAACTATACGCGCGAAGCGGTGCAGATGGCGATTGGCATGATGCATTCACAGCCGCCGGAAATTTCGCTACCGAAGGCTATGGAGGGTCTTCGCTCTAACAAGGGCGAAGACCTACCGACACTTCTGCGACGGATCAACTTCGAACAGTTGATTACCGGAAGACTCGGCTTAATGGCCGACCTTCCGACAAATCCAGTCGCCGGTGAAGATCTGCCATATCTGGTGACCTATATCACCGAGCGGCTGATCAATTGGGACGATGGCACGGTTGAGGGACTCGTCCCTCAAGTGCTCAACCTCGTCGTGCTTGACGAAACAGAATACGTCCGGCAGGCCGACTACTCCTGGAAGAAAGAGGACAAGTATCGCATCCTCGTAATCGGTGACCCGCTCGAGAACGAGTCCAAGGGTGTATATCAGCAGGGGATGATTACCGAGGGTGAGCGTTTCGCCGACCCGACTTTGGTAGCGCCGTCGTGGCGTGGCCGCACTCTCGACAAAGTCCCATTCGCCATTATCAACTCGGCAGACATCACCAGCAGCACCGACGAGCCAGCCCTTCTTGATTTGGGCCAGTTGTGCATGACAATCTATCGCGGCGAGGCCGATTATCGTCAGAACCTGTTCATGCAGGGCCAGGATACCCTCATAACGATTGGGGGCAACTTCGACGGTGATGACACCATCCGCACGGGCGCAGGCTCACGTATCGACCTGCCTATGGGTGGCGACGCCAAGTATGCGGGCGTGACAAGCCAAGGGCTGTCAGAACAGCGCGAGTCCCTCGGGAGGCTGGAATCTCGCGCGAGCAGCATGGGCGCGCAGACATTAGACACCACAAGCCGGGAACGCGAGTCCGGCAACTCCCTGAGGATCCGTATCGCCGCCAGAACCGCCGATATGGGCCAAATCGCCGATGCCGGGGCCAAGGGGCTTGAAAACGTCCTCAAGATGACTGCTGAGTGGATTGACGAAGATCCTGACGAGGTTTCGGTCAAGCCGAACAAGGAATTCGGCGAAATGCCGCTTACGGGCCAGTCGATGGTAGAAATGGCCACAGCCCGGAATGCAGGATGGCCCATCTCGGCCAGATCGCTCCACGAGCTCTCCTTCGCTCGGCGGATCACCACCCGCACGTTCGAGGAAGAAATGGCCGAGGCGGAGAAGGAAAAAGACTCCATCTTCAAACCGGCAGAAACTGCGGATAACGCTGGCGCTGGTCAGCCCGCAAAACCCGCCGAAGGAGGCGATAAGCTATGATGTTTTCTTTCAACACGTTTTGGACGAATTTCCTAGGCTGGTTTGCCGCCGCCTTCCTGGAATTCCCGATCTACACCCTCCTGCTTTGCGCCATATGCTTCTTCTTTGGTGCAGTGCTCTACTGACGATATGCTGATCAGAATGGTCTGATCAGCCTTATATAAGGATACGGACATGGATCCGCTCGAACTTACCTACGAAAACCTCGACGCCGTCCCTGAGGCCTTCCGACCGCTTTATTCTGAGAATTCAGCCGGTCAGTTCGTCTTGGGCAATATCAACGGCCTCAAAACCTCCAAAGACACCGACACCCTCCAGGAAGCTCTCCGCAAGGAGAGGTCTGATCACACTTTGTCGCGTGATGCGCTGAAGCCGTGGAAGGACATGAAACACGCCGACGTCATGGCGTCGCTGGATCGGATCACTGAGCTTGAAGCCGCCGCTGGCGGCAAGCTCGACGAAGCCAAGCTGGCTGAGATCGTCGAAGGTCGTCTGGCCCAAAAGACGGGGCCGTTGCAGCGCATGATCGACTCGCTGACTGGTGAGCGGGATGCAATGACCGGCGAACGCGATCTGCTGAGCAGAACGTTGTCCAGCCGTGACCTCAATGATGCTGTCCGTGGCGTCGCCCTCGAGATGAAGGTGATTCCATCGGCCATCGGTGACGTTGAGATCATCGCCGAGCGCTACCTCGAAAAGGACGATAACGGTGCCTTCATCGTGAAAGCTGACGCAATCGGCGTGACGCCGGGTCTTGACGTCAAGGGCTTCATGAAGGAAATGCAGAAGATTCGTCCGCACTGGTGGCCCGCGTCGGCCGGGGGCGGTGCCCACGGCGGAAGCAGCAGCTTCGGCGGCGCGGACAACCCGTGGGCCGAAAGTTCCTGGAACCTGACCAAGCAGGGTCAGATCGTCCGCGAAGATCGTGCGCTCGCCGAGAAAATGGCCGGTGCTGCTGGTTCTCAGATCGGTGCAGTCCGACCTACAGCGAAGAAATAAATCTTGCACCCTAGCGCCGATGGTGCTAGGGTGTCCACTAAGCGAGGTCATGGGATCTCCCTCCCACAATCAACCGAAAGTTAGGAGCTACTCATGGCCGCTGGTCCAATCACCCTCGTTGCGGACGTCGTCGTCCCCGAGATCTTCACTCCGTATATTCAGCAGCTTACGGAAGAGAAAACCCGCATCATCCAGTCCGGTGCCGTGGTTCGCGATGGCGAGCTCGACGGTCTTCTGGCCGGTGGTGGTCTCACCTTCAACACGCCGTCGTTCCAGGATCTGGACAACGACGCCGATCGCGTTTCGACCGATACCGCCTCCGAGCGCTTCACCGGCGGCACCGCCGATCCCGATCCGTTCAAGATCGAAACCGCCACCGAGATCTCCGTGCGTCTGTCGCGGAATAACTCGTGGTCGAGCTCGCGTCTCACCGCCGTTCTGGCCGGTGCCGACCCGATGACCGCCATCGGTGGGCTGGTTGCTTCCTACTGGTCGCGGCGTCTCCAGCAGGTCTTCGTTACCACCATGAACGGTGTCATCGCGGACAACGCCGCCAACGATGCCGGCGACTATGCGAACGACATCAGCGGCGGCGCGTTCGTCGACGGTGTGACGAACTTCTCGGCCGAAGCGTTCATCGATACCGCCTCACCATGGGTGACTCGATGGAGGATCTCACCGCTGTCATGGTCCATTCGGTGGTCTATGCGCGGATGCAGAAGCTGAACCTGATCGACTTTATCCCGGACGCTCGCGGCGAGATCAATATCGCCACGTTCCTCGGCCGGGAGGTAATCGTCGACGACGGTATGCCGTTCACCGGTTCGGTCTACGACACGTGGATGTTCGGTGCTGGCATGACCCGTCTGGGCGTCGGCTCGCCGAAGATCCCGACGGAAGTCGAGCACATCCCCGGCGCTGGTAACGGCGGCGGTCAGGAGGTCCTCTACAACCGTCACGAGTGGGTCATGCACCCGGTCGGCCACGCCTACACCGGCACTCCTGCCAATGGTGGCCCGTCGAATGCCGCCACTGCCAACAACCTCGCAGCCGCTGGCTCGTGGGACCGGGTCTACTCCGAGAGGAAGCAGATCAAGTTCGCGCGGATGGTTACTCGCGAGGCGTAACGCCCGAGGGCTTGGGGGGAGCTTAGGCTCCCCCTTAGTTCTTCAAGCATAGGCAAGGAGACACTATCATGGCCGCTGCTCTTCCCGCTTCTCTTCAGCGTGGTCTGCATCTCAAACCGGCTCAGTATCGGTTCGAGCTCCCGATCGCTCACTCGGTTACCGCCGTCACTGTCACGACCGCGGTCGGCTTTGGTTTCGTGAAGATTGCCGACCTTCCCGAAGGCTTCCTGCTCTTCCAGGGTGCCGTTATCAAGGATCTCGTCATTACCGAGAACGGTTCTGCCGATGTTTCGGATACGTGGAATGGTGACGTTTCGCTCGGTTCGGTAGGCACCGTCGATGTCGATGTCGGTGACGCAAACGAAGCCAACTTCATGGGTTCGACTGCTGTCGGTGCCGCTGTCGCTGGTGTGACGCCTTCGCAGGATATCATGTCCGCCGAGGGCATCAATGGTGTGTTGCTCGACAACAGCGCCGGGTCACTCGATATCAACCTGAACCTGCTCGTAGACGCTGCTGACATGGGCGACGATAAGTCGGTCGTGTTCGGTGTCACTGGCACCCTGATCATCTCGTTTGTCCCGCTGGGCGACGATTAATAGGAGGCCAGTCAAATGGCGAAAGGACTTCCCCGCTCTCATGCTCACCGGCCGAAAGCCGATCAGAATATGGTCAAGCACCACATTCCGGTCAACCACTCGATCGACTCTGTCACCGTCACCACGGCGATTGGCTTTGGCTCGGTCGTCATCGGCGACTTCCCGGAAGGCAATATTCTCCTCTTGGGCGCTCTCGCCAATCTGACGTTCACTGGACCCACTTCGGCCGATCTGGTCGATACCTGGGAAGGTGACTTCGGTATCGGTTCCACTCCGTCCAGTGATGCAACGATTTCGGCGGGTGACGAGGATCTGGTCGCTGAGACCGCCCTCGCCGCCGCTACCGCCGAAGTTAGCCCGACCACCCGTGGTGTCAGCATCCCAGGCACGGCTGGCGTCGTTCTCGACAACACCGACGGCTCCCTGGAAGTCAACCTGAACCTGCTGGTCGACGCAGCGGATCAGACCGATGACACCACCGTCGCCATCACCGCTGTCGGTGACGTCTACCTGTCCTACGTCGTCCTTGGCGACGACTAATCCTAAGGACCCGGAGCCGGAAACGGTTCCGGGTATCCTCTAAATAAAAGAAAGATTCCTCATGAACCTGAAAGCCGCCCTTGCAACTCTCGATCCGTTTGACGACGATCAGTGGACCGCCGATGGCGCTCCGACGCTCGCCGCAGTCGCCGCCGCTTTCGGCGACAAGGTCACTCGGAAAGAGGTCACCGAAGCCGATCCCCTGTTTACTCGGGATGTGGCGGGTCAGCTCGACGATGCCGCCAAGCTGGATCCGGCCGAGGACGTGGAGCCGTTGTCCGACCTCGACTTGCTCAAGATGGAACAGTCCGTTCTGGAAGAGCAGAATGCCGAGATCATCCGTGGGATCGACGAAGCCAAGAAGGCCGTCCTGAAGACCCAGAAGCGCCTCGAGAAGATCAACGACGATCTGCTCGTGCTGGATCCCCCGCAGACTAATGCGCAAGGCATCCGGGCCTTTATCGACGCCTCTAACGCGGCCCGTGCAGAGCGCCACGGCCTCGCACAGCGCGTTGCCGCCCAGCTACCACCCAACATGGCCAAGGTGATGGCCCCCATCGACGCGGCGTTTGCCAATCGTGGCAGACAGCGAGGAGCCGGTCGACCGAAGAGGTAAGTAAATGGCTCGCTCGGATCTCGATCAATCTGTTATATTCTCAGCCGGTGAGCGACGCAAGTCGCTCGCTGGTTTTCCCGATATGTTCCGCAATATGCGGATTTTCGGCGACACGGTCATGGCGGTGGCAAACATCGACACCAACGCCCGCTTTCCATCCAGAACCGGCGTAATCACCTTCAAGACTGCCATTCGCATTCTGGAAGGAACTGGCGTCGGTAGCGATGAACACCGAGGGCTGGTTTTCGAATTCGGCGACGCCGCAATTGGAGCGGCTCTCTGGGTTGGGGACAGCACCATTGGGTTTCATGCCGGCGAGGATGGCACCGTCAACGGAGCCACAGCTTTATTCGACAACACGGTGGAGCTCCCCGAGACCCTTGAGCTTGAATTGCTTTGTGCAGTTCGTCCGGGAGACGGTCGAGTGCGGATGTGGGGTAATGGCACCGAGCTTGCTCGCTCAACTGCAAGCTCCAACACCTTCGGCGCGCTGGGGACATGGACTGCCGCCGCCGACGGCAGCTTCGCAGCGGCCAAGCAGGGAGCAGTCGTGGCTGACGTGCCCGCCGTCTCCGACCAAGCGCCCTCTGGCTTTCAGGTCATCGAGCCGCTTTCTGTGTTTGTAGGTAAAGTTCCGAGGCACTTCGTATGACCGAAGGTATTCTTCTCACCACTCGCAGCGAAAAACTGCTAGATGCTACCAAGCTGAACCAGGCTGGGGGCGCTGAAGTTCACCGTCAGGTTATGACGATTGGTGATCCTACCAGTATGGGCAACGTCGCTGATGTGGTTAAGGTCGGCACTTCTCGCTATGCGCTGGCTGTCAAAAACTCCTTCCCGGTTGATGATTTCTTCCTTGGGTTCGGGGAAGCAGATGTCAGCGGTGCTTCCAATAATGTTGATCTCTGGGAAGGACCAACTCTTATCCAACCAGAACCAGATCTCAGCGGGCATGAAGTCTGGATAGTATCTTCTAGTCCAGATGATACATTATTGGGAAGTGGTATCCAATCAGTCGAGATCCATTGTATAGATACAGCGGGCGTCGAGGTATTTGCAAGTGTTGATCTAAATGGTCTAACTCCAGTTAATTCTGGAATGACGACCTGCATGTTTATCAATGATCTTCATGCTACTGCGGTAGGATCGGGTCTTGTCGCCGCTGGTAACGTAGACGCTACGTCTGGTTCTGGCGGGGCTGTGGTGGCTCGTATCGGTGTGTTTGGCAATAAGTCTTTATCTACGATGAAGCAGGTTCCGGCCGGAAAGAATTTGATCTTAACCGGATGGTATGCTGCTGGCGTGGCCGCGACAACCAAAATCGCCAATCTGCGTCTTCGTGCTAGTCAGCATAATGGCGAAGTCATGCCTGGAGTTTATCACTATCTTAGTAACGCGCGGGTCAAGGATTTCGCCAGCCCTTGGATCCCATTGAATTATAGAATACATCCTTTGGCGACGATCAAGGTTTCGGCGTGGACCTCTGGATCAATTTCACTCTCCGCCCAATGGAATGGATATCTGGAAGACGTTTAGCGTTTTCGCCGACACGACTTTCACAGAATTATACGGATTGCCACCCGCTTCCTCTTGGGCTATACTGCCCACAACGAATAATCTACAACATCTGAAGGAGATGTTAAATGGCCAGTGGTTTCACCCAAATCGGCAAGCTGAAGGTCGCAACTCAGTTGCTCGATCTCGTCACCGAGGCCAGCCTCAAGCTGGTTCTCGTCGACGCTACCTACACTCATGACGATACCCGCGACTTCGTGGACGACGCGACTGCCGATGACGTTGCCTCGCACGAGATCACGACCAGCGGTTACGTCCCCGGCTTTGCCGGTGCTGGTCGTCACACTCTCGATGGTCGCGTTCTGGCTCGGGATGGCGGCGACACCGAGATCGAGTTCGATTTCACCGATGAGACCTGGACCGCGCTTGGCACCGGCGTCACCATCGGGGGCGTTGCTCTCGTCGTCGAGAAGACAACCGACGCCGATAGCTGGGTCGTGGCTTACGACGATCTTACCGGTAACGTCGCGACGAACAACGGTGACATCGTCTATCAGCCCAGCGCCGAGGGTATGCTCAAGTTCTAAGGAGAGCCTGATGCCGCCGCCTGATAAACGTTCCAAGTTTGAAGATAATGCACAGGACGTCCTAGACTATATCAATAGTCTAGGGCGTGAGTTTACAATATTGTCTTTTATCCACACAGGCACTTCTATAAATATAGAATATATTGAATTCGGAACATCAGAAAAGCTAACTATGCTTTCACTGGACGATAGAACTGCTGTTGCTGACTTTATCGCTGCGCTCACTTCTTACGATGGGATTAAGTAATGGCTCTCCCTGCTCTCCTTGATTTTGGTGCCGGTGTCGCCACGGGGGTAGTCGGGGGTGAACTCGATATCCCATACCCGACAACAGTCAATTCTGGTGATTATCTTGTTGCGTTTCTTTCAAGCAGAAGAGGAGATTACAGTATTCCAGCAGGATGGGATCTTGTTGGAGTTAATGATCAAGGGGACCAATCACAAGCTCTTGTATTCGCTAAAGTCGCGGATGGCACAGAAACAGGCAACCTCAATGTCACCGGAATGGATGCCGGCTCTTCGAATCCTAGACTTGGTCGAATGGGTCGTTACTCTGGGGCAGACTCCTTTGAGAGTTCCGGGAGCAAAGGTCTAAACACAAATAATACTGTCACTCACACAGATATAGTAACAACTGGCGCTGATAGACTTGGATTAGTTTGTATAGCCTGTTCCCCTGATCACGTATCCATTTCGTTTACTGGTGAGACTGGTGGTGATTTAACCCTAGACTTCCAAGATCACACCGTATTATCAACTGATGCTTCACTTTGTGCACAATCTGCAGATTTAGCAACGACAGGAACTCTCTCTGGGGGTTCTTATATCTTTTCTGGAACTCCTACTTGGTCCTCTGTCGCATTCGCGATTTATGACTCTGGTGGAGGAGGCCCTGCTGCACAGAACCTCGAAGGTGTCGTCGCAGCCGATCCGTGGATTGCCACAAC